AACGCATAAGGGGAGCATTGCTCCCTTTAATTACTTGACACTATCTAAATATGTGTTATATTAATAGAGTAGTTAGAAAAAAGGACGAATCACATGCAAGCACAATCTAAAAAAGAAATCAAATCAGAAGACGATTTCAACGCTGTACTTGATGATATTCTAAAAGAAAATGGTATTGAAGTAGATGAAGATTCTGCAGAGCCTGTTGTATTTGAATACACTGATTTAGAAGTCAAAGAAATGATTGTATCGGGTCGTGTGCGAATGCTAATCAAGCACCCGTTCTTTGGTACACTTGCTACTCGTCTTAAACTAGTTGAGGCTGAATGGCTTCCTACTGCTGCTGTTGACGGTAAGCATTTCTACTACAATTGTGACTTCTTTCGTACTCTAACTCCTGAGGAAATCGACTTCGTTGTAGGACATGAGGTGTTTCACTGTGTATATGATCACTGTGGTGTTGGTGGTCGTCTTATGGACTTCACTGAAGAAAAGCGTGATCCGAAACTGTGGAATATCGCTGCCGACTACAAAGTTAATCAGGCTACAGTAGAAGCGAAAATCGGCACTATGCCTAAGTCTGCTCTTTATGATCGTAAGTATTATAAATCTTATACTGAAGAAATTTACGCAGACCTACTAGAACAAAAAGAACAAGGTAAAGATTTCTCTAATACTGAAACACTTGATGAACACATGTTTGGTGATGGTGAAGGTCAAGGTAGCGACGGTGAAAATGATCCTACTGGACGCAATGCTCCTATCAAAATTTCTAAAGAAGAAGCTAAAGCAATCAAGGATCAGATGAAACAAGCTGTTCTACAGGCTGCACAGTCTGCGGGTTCTGGCAATCTTCCCGGTGATATCAAGCGTATCATTAAAGATATGACTGAACCTAAAATGGACTGGCGTGAACATCTTAATCTTTCAATGCAGTCTGCACTAAAATCAGATTTTACTTGGATGCGTCAATCTCGTAAGTCACGTTCACTAGGTATCTATCTACCAGGTATGGATAATGAGTATCAAGTTGAGGCTGCTATCGGTATTGATGTTTCAGGTTCTATTTCACATGACATGATTCGTGACTTTCTAGGTGAAATCTACGGCATCATGCAACAGTTTCAAGATTTTCGTCTCCGTATTTGGACTTTTGATACACAAGTATACGCAGATTCATTTAAAGAATTCACTCCTATGAATGCTGAGGAAATCAAAGAATACGAAATTATCGGCTGTGGTGGTACTGACTTTGAATGTAATTGGAACTTCATGGAAGAAAACGATATTCAACCTGACAAGTTCATCATGTTCACAGATGGTTATCCGTTTGGTTCATGGGGTAATCCAAACTATTGTGACACATTGTTTGTTATTCATGGATCAGATCATATCATCCCACCGTTTGGAGAGCATACTTACTACTCCAAATAAAGAATAAATAACTATATGAGTAATGACACCTTATTGCTAAATGCCAATGGGTCACCACTCAGTGTGACTCCGCTTTCCACGCTAACGTGGCAGGAAAGTATCAAACTCATTTGGCTCGATAAAATCAATGTATTAGAATGGCATGATGAATGGGAAGTACATAGTGTTAACCATACACTACAAGTACCATCTGTTGTATCTGTAAAAGAATATGTGCCACAGACAGGTGCAGTGAACTTTACAAGAAACAATATTTTTATACGTGATAAATGGACATGTCAGTACTGTCATACCCAGTTTAAAAACTCAGAATTAACATTAGACCATGTACTACCAAAATCAAAAGGTGGTAAAACAACATGGGAAAATATTGTAACAGCATGTAAAAAATGCAATCACAGTAAAGGAAATAAAACACATATTCTTCCAAAGAAAATGCCTAGTAAACCAAACTTCTATCAATTGTATAATAATAAAAACTTTATGATACATATTAGATATGAGATTTGGTTAAAATACCTAAACTGGCCAGAAGAATATGTACAAATGGCAGTGTAAAAACACTTGACACTCATCCCAAAATAAGATATAATAGTAGGTATGAATAACTGTTTATTCATATTATATATAATATGACATAAGAAATAAAGGAGTTTTAAATGTCAGAAGAAACCCAAGCTGTAGAAGAGGCAGCTACAACAGAACAACCTAGCGTCACAGTAAATGACCTAGCGAATGTTTATGCTATTATCGATCTAGCATCAAAACGAGGAGCATTTCAAGCATCAGAACTTTCTGCTGTAGGTAATGTTGCTAACAGAGTTAAAGCATTTGTTGACTTTGTACAAGCACAAAACGCAGAAAATGCTGAAGCAGAAGGCGAAGCAACTGAAGAGGCTTCGGAGTCATAAATGGCTAAGTTTCTTAAACATGTAGGTAGACATGATGGAACTGGACAACGTTTAAGTACAGTGTTCATGCAACTACCTGATGAAAAAGACTATGCTTTAGTTGTTTATAGTGATTCATTACCAGATCGATACCATGATGCTTACATGGAAGCTATTGAATCACCAGAAGGGCAAGCAACAAATAACTTGTATGAAGTTCTTACACGTAAAGTATTTTGGCATGGTACACCTATGCTAGAAACACTTCACAAAGAAGGCCATCTTAAAAAACTTCCAACAAATTCTATTATTATGACACCTAATTCAAATACTAACGTTAGGCTATCAGAAATTTTAGAACAAATGGATCAGGTTGATTCAGATACCCCGGCGCCAGTAGAAGAGGTACCAGCATCAGCACCATCACAGGTAGATGCTAATGTAGAAGATTCAAAAAAGGACGAAAATCGTGCTATTGCTCAAAATCTAATGGTTCAAGCTAATTTACTTGAACAGGATGCAATCGCAAAACGTGAAGAAGCATACAAATATGATCCTTCATTGCGTCCATCTGAAGCAAAGCCTAAGGTTCGTGTAACAACAAAAGCAAAAACAGACGCACCAAAGAAACGTGGTCGTCCAAAGAAGTCGGAGGCTTAAATGTCAAGTAAGCGTAGTAGTATATTAAGTAGAATTGAACAGGAGCGTATACGCCAGGCAGATATCCCTGGTAGTGAATGGGATGCTAAAAACAAACCAAATGATTGGATTGCAATCGCTTCTTATTATCTTGTACAAGAAACTAAACGTGCTACTATGCTTACTCCTCCATCCACAACCGATTTTGAAAGTGAACTTATTAAGTCGGCAGCAGTTATTCTAGCAGCGTTAGAACACGTTGAAGTAATGAAAGAAAATGGTGATCTAAGCTGATGAAGTTTGATAGAGAAAATGAGTTTGATAGAATTATGGAAGAAATACTTCCTCTTAGTATACCAGCATCATATGTAAAAACTATCGTAGTTAAAATGAGAAATGGTTCGGTAATCTATCTATCGGGAGAAGAGTTACTAAATCCGCTCCCAATGTCAGGAGACTTTAGTTGGTCAGAAGTTGCTAAAAACTTTGAAGCAATTGATGATGTTGAAGTATTAGTAGACATACCAGAATTACGTGATAGCGTAATTAAAAATGTTAAAAATATTTTAAAGAAACATTTTGATAGTTATAAAGGCGATGATAATGATTAGTATGTTGTTGTCTGTTGACAAGAACAACGGTATAGGATATAAAAATGGGATGCCATGGCCTATCAGTGATTCATACCAACACTACTTAAATTCAACATTAAAAGATAATGTTGTTATTATGGGATCTAAATCTTGGCAAAGATTTAGATCAATCCCAAAGACACAATCATATGTAATAACAACAAAAGATATATCCAACTTCCCTGGAGTATTCGATTGCTATGATTATACGGCACATACTATGCGTGATATATTAGATGCGATTGATTTTAGACATCCAGGCAAATCTAAAATAATAGTTGGCGGAGCAACATTATTCGAACAATGTCATAATATGTGTGATATAATTTATTATTGTAAAGTACAAGGTTCCTATAAATGTGACAGAACATTAGATACTGGTAACTATTTTCATGGATACAGAAAAGAGTACGAAAGAGTATTATACGGTAATAGACACAATCCAACAGTTAACGCAGAAAGATGGAGTAGAAAAAAAGTATGAACACTTCTGAAGAAATGTATTTAGACTTACTTCACACAGTGATGGAAAAAGGCGAAGAACGTGACAAGGAGCGAACTGGCGTAGGCACAAAATCTATTTTTATGTCAATGCTAAACTTTGATTTTAAAGATGGATTCCCACTTTTAACTACAAAGAAAGTCCCATTCAAATCTGTACTAAGTGAACTGCTTTGGTTCATTGAAGGATCCACAGATGAACGCAGATTAGCAGAAATACATTATGGTACAACATCTGGTAACATAATGGACAAAAAAACTATCTGGACAGCCAATGCTGATAATCAAGGTAAAGAATTAGGTTACATCAATACAGCATTAACAAAGCATCTAGGACCCGTGTACGGAAAGCAATGGAGACGCTGGGAGAAGCCAGAGGGCGGGCATATAGATCAACTAGCTAACTTGATTGAGAATATAAAAACCAATCCACAATCACGTAGACATATTCTTTCTGCTTGGAATGTAGCAGATATCGACAAGATGGCATTACCACCATGTCACACATTCTCACAATTTTATGTTAATAATAATGGAGAACTAAGCTGCAATCTGTATCAACGTAGTGCTGATTTATTCTTGGGCGTGCCGTTCAACATTGCGTCATACTCACTATTAACACATATGATTGCACAAGTATGTGAACTTAAAGTGGGAGAGTTTTTTCACACTATCGGTGATGCTCACATTTATATGAACCATATAGATGCGGTTAAGGAGCAATTAGAAAGAGAACCAAATGATTATCCAAATTTGGTAATCAATCCAGATATTAAATCAATTGACGATTTCAAAATGAATGATTTTGAAATTAAAGACTATAACAGTCATGGGACTATCAAAGCGGATATGGCAGTATGAGTTTTGACTTCTTAACATTAACAGCATATGGTGATCAAATAGAATTAAAGCCAACTATAGATGGAAAGAAGTTTGTTCGCTGGTCAGAAGACAACTTCAAGTATGTTAGATATAATCCAAGACACGATGTTAATCGTTGGGGGTTAAGTATAACTAGTTTAGATGGTGGGCTTAGTGGTGTACCAGATTTAGATAGCCTACATCAATATAATATAGAAAACAATACTAGTCATGCTGAAACAGACTTTGATGTAGTCACACCAGTTTACGAACAATATAAAGAACTTCAACAAATTATTGAACCATGGAAAAATTACATGTTTCGTTCACATGTAATCAGATTAGGCCCGGGAGGTTTTTTCCCACCACACCGTGACACATATCATTATGATATCAATACTTTTAGATTAATTGTTCCATTACACAATTGTAACCCACCAAATGTTTTCTTCAACTTAGAAGAAAACGCAATGCATTGGGAACAGGGACGTATGTACTTTCTTAATACAACTAAAGTACATACCCTTTTTAATGCTAGTTTTGATAATAGTTACTGGATTGTTTTTAACATAAAATGTAATAAAGATTCGGTAAACGCTGTTTTGAGAAACTTAAAACAAAATTAGACTTTTCTCTTTGGTATTTTACTATCGGCTGAACTTACACAACTTTTGCTAATACAAGGCATCGGTTTATCAAATAGTTTAAATCCACTCTCAATATATCCTAATGGTTGATCTGCACAACTATATGAACGTTTGATGGATCCGTCAGGTTCACGTATAATAATTCCTTGATATCCACTGTTACAACTCCATCCTTCAAAATTATTAAAGTTAAAAGCATTGAAACGTTCTGCTTGGTCCATATACCACTTCTTACCTTTTGAATCAGTGAACTCTACCTGCATATGCCATGGAACGCTTTTATCATTTTCACCAATAGCGTACTGTGGCATTTCAAATGTAGGCTTCGGTCTACCCTCCCATTTTCTTTTTACTTCAGTATAAGCCATTTGAGGCATACCATTCCACAAACGCTTCATTTGTTCTTCTGTATATCCTTCAACAACTTTTGACGCTGTTGGGTCACTTTGGGGTTTGAGGGTAACGTTGATTCCTTGCTCGTGGAAGAAAAGAGCATTTTCCCAATCTTTTTCAAACCACTCGGGAACCATGACCATGTTGATTGTAATCTGTACATCGTGTTCCTGACACAGGATTAATTTGTCTGCAAATTCCTGCATCTTCTCCTTCGTGTCTAAATGCTCTGTATGTAAACTTGCTGTAATACTTGCTCTATGAAAAGGTTTCGCTCTTTCCACATAATCCTCAAACCACTTAAGTGGGCGAGAACAATTACTAGTCATATGTATACTAGTATAGTTAGTATTAGGAACATCATCAGCCAAATGGCCCAGTATGTCCAAGTATCCAGGGTGGAAGGTAGGCTCGCCCCCACTAAGACTAAAGTGAAAACTATTAAATCCATTATCACGTGCTTGCCTCTTTATTTCATCTACTGTTGCTAGACACAACTCTGTTGGTCTGTGATCTTTTCTGTCACTTCTGGCATAGGGCCAGCAATAACTACATCTATAGTTACAGAAGCGTCCAAGTAACCATGACACTGTAAATAAGTCACGGTAAAGTAATGTACGCTGTCCTACTTGTACTAAATCATCAAAAGGTATTTTAGTAAAGTCATACTCACTCCATTTTAAGTCTTCACTCATAGTCGTCCAAATCCCCATTGTCTTTCTTCACACCACCAACAATAACCACACTGTTCTACTGTAGGATCAATGTCTGGTAGATGTTTCATCGTGTCATCCATCCATTCACAACTACTAGTTAACTCAAACAAATCTAATAAGTTATGTTTTCTATATAAATTAGCAATACCACGTTTATCTATATTAGCAAATGGTAATCTAACTTTACCATCAAACAGAATTTCAGGGCGATTACCGTCTGGTGTTCTATCATCTACTGGACCATCTTTACTAATGAAACTCTCAACGACATCTGCCGGCGGATTAGCTGTAGCACCATTATAAAAACAACTTATAGTATTACTATCTAATAATGAACTAAGATCCTCGTTCAAGTTTTCTAATGTCTGATGTGGTATATGTCTTAATCTATGGTCATAGTTTGTAAATCCAGTAGCATTGCTACAGTACTCTATGATAGAAGGAGTTCTTTTTGCATTACGTTCAAATTTATCTGCTGCTGCTACTGTACATATGTACATTTTATTTTTATGTACAGACATCAGTAAGTACAATAGAAGTGCGCTATCTGCACCTCCACTGACTGATACTCCTATAGGTTCATTCGGTGTTTCTATAATCATAATTCTTCTTTTATAAATGTATCACGCTTCATTTGCTTACATACTTGCATACAGCGAGGAACAGGATTATCCCCATCCCAACTATCAATAATGCCCTTCCACACTTTACTGTTTATGGCATCTTCAATACTTGCGTTTTCTAAATTTATCGTATTTTTATAATCGTTTTCTTCTAGTAGTGTTTCAAATTCATCTTTGTGAATACCTGTTACATTATATTCCATCATTTTACTATTTAAATGACAACAAGGTATTACGTTACCAGTATGATTAATAAAGATACGCTTTTGATTTCCATATTTACAACTCACATATGGTATCTCTACTGCGTTATCTATGTCTTCAGTCTTTGCCGCTTTCACACCTTTAGTGTCTTTACGATGACTAATAATAGTTTTAAAATTTTTAAACCCTTCGTCAGATGCTTTTTGTTTTGCTTCTTCCATCTGATGTTCGTTATGTTCAAAAACAATGAACTGCCAATTACTTCGACCACCTGCTGCGTTAAATGCTTTATAGTTTTGTTCTACTTTTTTAAAGCTACTGCCTTCTCTATAAACTTCACTTAGTTCATCACTTCCATCGATTCCCCAGGTAACTGCGTGGCTCTCTGGTAGTAGTCCTGCTAAGTCTGTCCACCATTGTGGGTGACGCAAACTGCCATTAGTAGCAATGTTAATATGCGCACCCCAATCAGCAAAGTGTCTTATGATATCAAAGAATTGTGGGTGCGATGTGGGTTCGTCTACACTGCCACAAAAATTTATAATCTTAATACTTGGAAACATATCTTTTTGAAATCGTTCACGTATTGTATCAATTGTAATATATTCTTTGTTTAATATTTTATCAGCATGTTTAGATATAACTCTAAAACATCCTTTACATTGGATGTTACAAAAACTTGTTAGTTCTATATCTAACCATTCTATTGTTTTCATATCCCACATTATGTATTCTCTTTATATTACATATGTTTTTATAGATTTACTATGAGAAACTATATTTCTAAAAACAGTACCATCATCATTTAGTACAGTATTCCACGTATGTTCTTTATTAGGAAAACCTATACCCAATTGATAGTGTGGTTTTGAAAAAAATTCAATATCTGTTTCGCCTGTAACTTCTGTTACTAATTCAGCAATATCTTTTGAATCAAAACATTGATTGTATCCGGTACGGTATCCTAAAGCATTCGCTGCAAATGCTACAGCGCCACTGCTAATTCCCATAGCAGTTCTGGCATTTAATAACCATGGATCAAAAAATCCTTGAGTGTTTTTCCAATCTCCAATGCCTTCTTTTTTAAGTTCAAACCAAGTAAACACCACAGGTGCATCAACTTGTGCGTTTCTACCTACAGTTTGTTGATTATCTGGATCTTCTGCCAATTCATAAAATTTACGATTTAAATCTCTATCGGTTGATACTACTAATCTGTAAAATTCATCATTAGATTTAGTAGGCATGTTTATTGCTATATCAATTAGCGCATGTACATGTTCTTCTGGAACCGATTGTGTATGATCCCAGTTACGTTGGCAATGTTCAGCGTTTTTGCTTGCTTCAATTAATTCATTTACATTCATTTTGTGTTCTCAAATATACTCATGTCTTCAATGTGTTGAGGTAAAATACTCATTAGTTCATCACGTTCAATACTCTTAGGTGTACACATACCGCATCCACAATGCTTTCCAGGACCTAGAGGGCATGTTATAATAGGCATTGTTTTATTTTCTATATTAGTACGGAACTCTTCTATAATCTTATCGCATTCTGAAATAGATCCAATTGGACCACGTGTACCATCAAAACGTGCTTGACAAGTTTGGTGATGCCAGATAGTATCTGTTTGTTGTTCAATATGTAAAAAGAACCAGTTGACACTACATTGCCAGTTTCGAAACTTAGCAAACTCTAAAAATGTGCTTTTACTCCAGCAACCATCTGTACCGCAAGTTTCCATTGTGCGACTACCACAACACGGTCTACCCAACTGTCTAGCAAATTTCTTTTCTTCTGTTTTTTCGACTTGTACAGCACCAGCTTCGTGTCCTACTTCTGCTTCTGCTTCTTCCGTAGTTTTATCTTTATTAAGTGCTGCATTTTTATCTGCCCAATAATCTTTCATCCACTGTAATTGTTCTTCAGTATATTTATGGGCATAACTATTTTTACTATCTTCGTGTTCACCAATCATACGCGGAACGTAACCGATACCATCACGTTCGAAACGCATACATAATTCTTTACATTCATCCCAATATTCAGCATGGAACATAACATTAATTTTGATTGGGAATCCTTTTTCAGTTAGATAGTAAATGTTATTAACAACTTGTTTTTTTAAACTTGAATGTGCTTCCGCATGGTAACTGATAGTCATAAAGCCATAGTTTTCGCAAACACTGTCTGCCATCTTTTTACCGAAAGCACCGTTACTAGTAATAGTCAAGTTTAGTCTATAATCATCTTTATAATTTTCACGCCATGTTTGCTGTAGCCATTCGCCAAACTCTAAAAAGTTTGGATTGTTTGTAGGTTCACCACCAGTAAAATTGATGTTTATACCTTTATTTTTTTTATAAGGCATCATTAAATTTGCGTAATCAAAAATAAATCTGCCAGTCTTTTTTAAAGTTTCTAAATTAGCATGTGGTGAAAAGTTATCGTGTCTATGTGGTGGACAATATGTACAGTCATAGTTACAACGTCTACCCACATCCCACGTTACAGTAAGATTGTCACCATCCAGCAAATTGATTGCTGTAAAATCAGTGTATTCTAAATCTTTCATTTTATTGGAGTCTCCAAAAATTCTATTATGTCCGGATGAATGTAATCATTATAACATTGATTTCTACTCATGTCAAACACTTTTATTTCTTTTAGCATATTCAATCTATGTTGTTCTGTTATTTCTAAATCTAAGTTTGCTTCTAAGAAAGAAATACCACTTATCATATTAGTATGATAATAATCATTATTATGACTATAATTTTCTTTGATATTTTTAAATTTTTCTATCAAGTCTAACTTTATATGTTTAGGTAAAAACTTAACATTTATGTATTTTTCTTCGGGCCAAAGCAAGTCTAAAAAGAATACAGCAAATTCATTTGATTTTCTACCATACTCTTTATGTAAACTATAATGAAACTCTACTAAATCCTCTAAGTAATGTGCATTTAGCACACTAAGAACGACATTGAAACTAAAGTTTTTTATGAATCCATATGGTGTTCTTTTATAATTAATATCTTTGACAGATTCTAAAATATTTCTTAAACTCTTTTCTAATACTGAAAATTTCATAGGGTATCTTATATATTCATAATTTTTCCCATATCCATCGATACTACAATTTAATACAAGACCGTCAAACTTTTTTAACTTTTCTATATTTTCATTTGAAAACTTAGTAGCATTAGTATGGAACTCTAACATAATATTTTTTGAGGCTCCAGTTTCAATAGCCGTATCTAAAAACTGTATAAAAGGTTTACTCATAAGAGTTTCACCACCAGTTGCTTTTATATGTTTTAAATTATGTATATTGTCTAATATATTTTCCCACTGTTTTCCGTCTTTCCAGTTGTATACTTGGTATTCGCCACCTATGTATAATTCTTGATCCGTTCTCTTTTGTTCTTCTAACGATAATTCAGTAAGAGAATTTTCTTTTATGATAGTATCTCTGCGTTTCTGCCAATCAAATCCTTGAATACCACTTGTGTCCACATTGTTATCGGCAAAATATTGATAGTCTAATCTAAGTTTATTACTTAAACCTGGTTGACACATACGACATCTCAAATTACAGTTTTCACCAAACGCAAAATCAATAGAACTTAATTTTGGATTTTCTATAAGATCATCTAATTCGTCTTCGTCTGTTATTTTTAATAAGCCAGGAGGCATGCTGTCTAATCTATAACTATAAACGTCATCTCCATTTCCGTTTTCTTCCATCTTCCAACACGTAGCACATGAAGGATGTCTTCTGTTAGTTAACGCATACTCTCTTATTTCATTCATCGTCTTGCCATGAAATATTTCTTCTGCGGTAATAGTATCAGGATTAGATATCAGTTCTATGTGGTTATTTAACGGATCAGGCATATCAGGACGTATCGAATTACAGCACGGCGCAGCATTCGTAATGCCATACTTGTAATGCCAAGTCTTTAACGCCAGTAATGAAAATGGAAACCAGCAAAAAGTATTATCTTTAGTTGGTTTCACCTAACTTTTCCTTTGCTGTTGCTTTTGCCCATTCACGTTCGGCACACCAATAACAGCCTCTATTAGGATCATCTGATAACTGATCGCACGTGGGTAGTGGTGTTTCGCCATGTACATATTTGGTGTGATCCACAAAATCATCTGGGAATATAACTTTATCACCTTCACAACTACGAGTAGTGTTAAGTAAATCTTCCCAACCACGTCTATAATATTGTGCCATAATAAAGTCTTTGGTGATAAGTTTCCAAGGATGAACCAGTACTGGATCTCTGAAGGCTGTATCATCTTTTTCAATATATTGTGGACATACGCTGGTAGTTGATAATCTTTCTTCATTCCATACTCTATCCCATGGACCTTTGGTATGATTTACCACATCAGGTGCTGGATTATTTGTAATAAAATTATATACAGCATCTAACTTATATGTGTGAACAGCAAAACTATTGAAACTCTGTGTACATTGCCTATCACCGGTTGTCCCTAGTTTCTCTATAATACCAATAGCGCCTTCTTCTAACTCTGGTGGAATAAAATTCTGAATACGTTCCATACAAACATTTGGGAACATTTCACGTATTTTATTATATACTTCTACACTAATAGGTGCTGCCCAAGGTCTATTATTCCAAACTCTTACGTTTGTTAAAAAATAGATTGCTGTGTTGTTTCCATGTTTTTCAATTAACTCTGCTAGTATCGCTGTGCCAACAGCACTATCTGCGCCGCCACTAACATTTACACCAACACGTTTCCAAGTCGGATCATACGGATATAATGCCTCGTCTACTTGATGTAATACATCAGTACTGATATTGTGCATTTCATAACTTTTATTACTTAAACTAACATCAAATGCCATCGAATATTCCTTTCATATCTTTAAATACTTCGTAAAAATTTAAGTTTCTTTGTTTGTCACACAGCATTAAATATTCTTTTAATTCGGGAAGGCGAATACTCCAATCCTCACTCTCCATAAATTTGAGCATCCCTTCTAATCTATCAATACCATAACTTGCGCTACGCCATTCATCATAATTTACTTTACCCTTGTGCCAGCCAGGAATACCTTTTTCCCAGTTAGCCTCCCACCATGGATAAAACTCTTCGTATTTTTTTCTACATTTTTCTTTAAATTCAGTAGGTAGAACTTTAACATTTAAATGTGGTGGATGGTATACAAAGTGATAATTAATACCACCAGCTCCAAACGGCCACATATTAATCTTTTTAAATCCTTGTTCTAATTTCCAACGAATAAAGTCTGGCAAATAGTAGATATTAAGTGCTTGTACAGCACACGCAACTGTAATCTCAACATTATCAGTTGTTTCATTATCTAGTATATGAAAAACTTCTTCAGTACGCTTCCACTCACTAGGATAACGAATATAACTATTCATTTCACCAATACTATCTACACTATAATGGAAACGAACTAGTTTAAATTCTTTCCACAAGTCAAATAAGTCATCACGCCACTCAACTCCGTTTGAATTATAACGTAGTTCTAAGTTTTTAGCATGACCCTGACGTATGCATTCTTCTAATATCTCATAGTGTTCTTCAATAATAAGACTTTCGCCACCAGCAAAATAAATTTGCTGCATATTCGGTATCTGTGAATAGAATTGTTCCCAAAATACTGGATTTTGTTTATGCCAGTTGTAAGAACTACCATTTGTGCTGCCCTTATCAGCCCATTGCATTGTTTCCTTCAATGAATTATTCTGAACAAGTGGGAATATCTTTGAATGGTCTTTAATCCAACCTGAACTATCGTGTGGCGAACACATAACACATGCTAACTGACATTTTGTACCAAATCGCAAATCAATATACGTCAACTCTGGTGGGACTTCACCATCTTCAGTTGTATTATCTAGTAATCTGTCAACATCTACACGTTGACTCCAGTAATTAGTCTCCCACATACGTTTTGAATTGTGTCCAGCAGCCTCTTCTTTAAAACATTTTACACAACTCGGTGGGACTTCACTGTTCATCATCTGTCTGCGTACATTCTTCATGTACTTACTATTCCAAGCAGTTTGAAAATCAGTTACATTCAGATTGTTGGGTCTACCTTCATCATCTTTTAGAATACCTACCATACCACCGTGTTCTTTATCATTAGTTGGTCCAACACTGGATGCATTAGCAGTACAACATACACGCATTGAACCATCTGGTCTTGTACTCAGATGTACCCACGGTAAAATACAGAATGTATCACTTTTCTTTGTCATAATATATGTCTTTCTATTTGTATTATGTCTTTAATATTTTCTTTTCTATGCCTATCCAGTTGTTTTGTATAAGCAATAAATTCATCTTTTAATGTTTGTTCAGCATATTTTATATCATCAGACCAATCTAACTCTGGATTATGTATTTCTTTTTTTGATTTGCTATTAACGTATACTAACCCAAGCTCTTTAGCAATACTTAATATTCTAAGTCTGACTTCTTCGATTTCTTTCCATTTCCATCTATCATTTTCATCATAGTCTTCTATGTTGTCTATGATACTTTTTAGTTTTGTATTAGTTGGCACAAACACATCATAGTACCATTCTTTTCTAGCACTCTTATTTATTAAATACATACTTAAGTAATTTGGATCATATAATTTGTTAAGCATCAACTGTACGTTATTCAGCCCTGATGTATTTTGTGTTAATTTTTCAATATACCAATCAACTAAGTTACCCAAATCAAATAAGTTATATACTTGAACAACTGTACTAATATTTAAAAGTATGGTATCACTATTCAATTCTAGTATTCGATTCATATTTCTACCAATCGTTTCCCAGTCACTTGGATTTCTTATATACTCTTGTACTTTACCAACACCATCAATACTACAATCTAATGTTACCTTTTTAAATTGAGGTAGATACTCTAATAATCGTTCTTGTAGATTTGTTAGATTTGTAGTAATCTTTAATCTTATATTTTTTGATGTACCATCATCAGTAACTTGTTTTAAAAAATCATACATTTCTTCGTGTAGAGTAGGTTCACCTCCAACAAATGTAATCTCTTCTATATCAACTCTGTTTTTACTTATAAAATCCCAAAACTCTTGTGTTGCCCAATTTTCATTTATATCTTTAAAATTACTGTACCAAAGTTTATCACCACTCTGTTCAAACTTAGTATGCTCTTTTACAATTTGACTGCTAAACTGAGGCCAGCACATACGACATTTTAAATTACATAGATTACCAAGTCTTATGTCATAGTATTTTATTTTTGGATTGTTTATTACAGTATCATCAAACTCATTTTTCTGTACCCATTTTTGATTTTCTCTACGTCTTTTGCTGGGATAAATTTCAGAACCAGATGTATAATATTTGTCTTCCTCATCAAAACATATATCACATTCAGGTAATCTCTCATCATTTAAAATACGCTGTCTTCTATTTTTCATATGTGTACTATTCCATATTTCATCTACACTATGTGTATTGATGTTATATGGAATCCCATCGTTATCACGTATGACATTATGCTTTGATACTTTACAACACAGACGGCAATTACCTTCTGTTGTAGTCGCAAGATGTATGAAAGGTAGAATACAAAAGTTTTTATGTGACATGCTTATATTTATCTTATTAACTACGAACATAAATAACAGTATGAAACACAGAACATATTGCACTTTCCCATTTGATAGTATTGCACCCAAGTCTTGGTACAAAGGAAAACCACACCGTATAACCCCATGCTGTAATATGAAAACTAATGATGATGACCCAATGGGAGTATCAGAACTGATATCAGAAGGCAAATCATTAAAAGATATATTTTTAAGTGAACAGTTTGACAATCTACGTTCCGATATTTTAAATGGTATTAAAAATGAAGCGTGTAACTATTGCTGGAACTTAGAAGACAAAACAGGACATAGTCCTCGTATTACTGCTATAGAGGCAATAGAGAAACCTATCGATACTAAACTCACTAGAATAGATTCTATGTTAGATGAAAATTGTAATTTACGTTGTCGTATGTGTTCTCCCAGTGTCAGTAACAGTCTAAGACAAGACTACAATAAGATATTAGAACTTGGCTTACCTTTACCAGAGTATTATAACATAAAAGAAGAAGAAAGTAAAGACGACACAAATGGAACACAAACTTTCTTTGGAATAGGTGAGCAATATGTAAACGAAATTATAGAATTGTCTGATGAAATAACAGAATTAAAATTTACCGGCGGTGAACCTACTACTAGTAAAATATTCTGGGATATCGTTGATAATATTAATCCAGAAAATATAAAACTACACCTTACAACAAACGGAACTAAGTTCAACAATAGATTGTTTGAAACAATTAATAAGTTCAATAAAACTCACTTTACTATTTCAGTTGATGCGACCCGTAGTACATATGAATATATAAGATATCCATTTAGTTGGAGAAAATTAGAGAAGAACATTGAAGATTTATGTGAGAATACAGATCCAGAAAAATTAGAAATACACGTGTGTTCTGTTTTAACAATATATAATATGATTAATATTCGTAATCTAGTAGATTGGGTACACCAACATAACTGGTTTGCAGAGCATAAAATTACTTGGAAATGTATACCAGACCCTCATCCATATGAAAGCTGTTTAGATGTCAAATGGGCATCACAAGAGTTATTAGAAACTGCATGGATGAATATGTGTGTTGCCTTAGAAGATGCTAACTCATATACAAGACCAGCATTGCAAAAGACATGTGCGTATCTCAGAGATTGTATAGACGCTGAGATGGATGAAGAGATGGTGCTTAAAAAGCGGGCAAAACTAAAACTAGATACGCTAACACTAGATAAAGTAAGAGAACAAGATTACACTGAAATGCTATATCCACAAATAGCAGATTTTATTTCAGATATTCAAATGAAGGATCAATAGACCAAACATCGATGTTTCTTATTCGACCTATGTCTTCTGTATACTTAATTAACTTTTTATGATATTTTACATCATAAGTTTTACCTGTTACAATTTTATAAAGTTCATCACACTTATCTTGTAAATTACTATAGTTGCTTCTTATATAGTCTATACCTTCTACAGAACGCTCTCTGGCTCTCTCAGACATTGCCCTGGTACTAAAGTGTTTTGGGTTACTACATTCTAAAAATACTATTTTAGTTCTAGGCACACGTTCTTTAAATTCAGAGAACCATGGTGCCCAACTACTAAATGATATTAAATTATAAGGTTGTGTAACTATATTGATATTCATATCATCACATAATTCTTCTTCGATAGCCGAGTCTATATTTGATTGTATAATATTCCAATCTGCAGGATAACGTATAAATTCAACAATAGGACCAGACGCATCTAAACTTAGTGTAACACATAATCTTTTAAACAATGGTTTATATTTGCGTAAGAACGGTAACATGCGTGTAGCATTTGTTGTAACCCACAATTCAACATTACTAGCGTCATGTTCTGCTATAAAGCTATCTAAAAATTCTATACATTTTGGATCAATTGTAGGTTCACCACCTGCAACTTTAAGAACTCTTAATTTTCCTAAATCTGCTACTGGAACATTCACTGTACTATTTTGATATCCCGGTGAAACGTCTTTGAAATACTCTTCCATTTCTGGATTAGTTTTAATAAAACTTTCTATCTTACTACTGTCTAATGGTGAACACATATTACATTGTAGATTACAATAATTACTTGTGCGTATATCCGCATATACTGGCATAAAACTGTGACCATCCCAATCACTTGCGAATGATTCACGGTATCGATCAAAACTTTTTCTTAGTGTACTCTTACCATAACGTTCACGTTCCCAACATGTTTCACAGTTAGGCGTTTGTTCTTGTTCTTCTATATCCTGTACAGCGTCTTTATAATCATACTCCATTGGATCATATGTTGTTCTATATTGACAACACGGAGAGATACGATTATTATTAGTACGATAGAATATACCTATATATGGCGCGGCACATTTCATACTAGACCTCTAGGTTTTAAAAAATCCTTTTCGATCCAATCTGCTACTCGTAAACAACCTTCTACTGTAAAGTGACTAGCTGAATCAGCAGAATATTTTTTAAAGTCATCACCAAACATTGTTTCTATACAATGTATTGGCTCTGCACTGTTATATTGATGTTCTGCTCCGCTTACACTGTCTTTGTGTTCAAAGCATAAATCTACTTCACGGTTAATTCTATCTGCTAGTGGTTGAAAATTAATCTTATGCTGATGACTATTTACATTTTCAAAATATGATTGTACCCATTCTATATAATCAGGAGCGATACCAGGTAAGTTTGTTAAGTCTTTTGGTCTATTACCCGTAAATATACCATGAGTAGTTAACCAGGCGCTACTAGCAAATACACAATCTTTTTCTAATAAATCGTTATCAAAGAATGTATAGTTATCTGAACGTTTTACAGTATACTTTTTCCAGTCAAACACTTCTGGCCATAAAGTAATTCTGAATGGAGTAGTAAGTTGAAATATCACAGCGTCTGGATTCATTTCTTGTAATAATATACTGTATAAGAAATATTGAAATTGTACACTACTACCGCCTTTACTCAAATCTATAAAATTTAAGTGTGGATGTCTTTTGCTTAGTTGCCAACTCCAGCTTTCTTCGTATGGAGCTTTAAACCCTTGTGTGTAGCTACAGCCAAAAACTAATATATCAGGCATAATTTATCTCATTATGATACGCACGATTTTTGGCACAAGTTCTAATACAACGACTAATATGTTTATTATGTCTTGGATCAAAACTATCTGCTAGTGTCTGTAGATAGTAATCAGTGTTTAATACTTCTTCAATACTATGTTTATTTAAATCGTTCCAACCTTCAGGGAAAGAACTATACTTATCTAGTATACCATCTTTATTTTTAAAAGCACTATCCCACAAGAAACAACAAGGCCATAGAGTACTATTAGCACTTACAAATATTTCTTTATCATGGTAAAACTTACAGTTAATACTATCAACAACTTCTTTTAGTTTTTGTTCATCTATACTCTTTGGTTCTTCTGTATACGCTTCAATAAATTTGTCAAGTTCTTTTACAACAGCCACTTTACTGTGTTCTTTAGCACCAGTAGTCGTAATTGTCTTTTCTTCTGTAACAACTTTCTTTTTTTCATGGTCTTTCTTTTTAATTTTTGCAACCCAATCATGGTAAGTATTTCTCATACCTGTACGAGTGGCAAATCTAAAGTCAAGTTCTTCAGCACGTTTCTTTGCTGCTTCTACTTCATGTTCATTGTGGTCAAATACGATATAGATCCAACTAGCTTCAGCACGACCACCCGTACTGTGTCCACCATCGCTATATGCCTGCATATTTCTATCTATAACATCGTAGACTGTATTGACACGATAGATGTAATTTGTTTCCATTCCGTCTACACAGAAATGAACCTTAAGCCTGTCTCGGTCATACGTACCACCTAGCACACCTAGCTCATACCACCAGTCTGCGCTATTACGCCCACCGTTTGTAGAATAGTGTACATAACCGCCATTTTCTAATAACCATTTAGTTATAGCCATACAATCTGGGTTTACAATAGGATCACCCAATACACCGCACAATTTAAATATCTTGTTTTCAATATGTCTACGATCTGGAAACCAAGTTTTAATTTGTTCAATTGACAGATTTCGCGGTTGTAATATATCTAAGTTTTGTGTTCTAGCACAACCCGGACATGCTGCGTTACAGTCACTAGTAATCTCTAACTCAACTCTTTTTATTTCATCTATATTCATTGTATTATATACTCACTTAATTATGATAAATATATTTATGCAAAAGTCAATTGATAAAAGATACGAACAGCACGTAGAAGTAACAAAAAAGTACGGTAGTAATTTTTGTGCTAGTCCTTGGAATAGTTTCCACGAGGGACCACAAGGATTGGTTAGTACATGCTGTAAATCAAGGGTTCCAATAGGTTGGAGTACAAAAGAGACATTTGAAGAAATGTACAATAGTGACCACGCTAAAAGTGTACGTGCTGCATTCTTACAAAACAAAAGACATCCACAATGCAAAGCATGTTGGTTACAAGAACAAAAAGGCGATCCAGCTCTTAACAGAATAATGGGCAATGCTAACGCAGAGTTAGATGATTTAGAAACTCTAATTAATGCGACAGATGAGGATGGCACACTACATGAGCATAAGCCGTATTGGTTAGATTTTTTATGGACAAATAAATGTAACTTTGCGTGTTTAGGTTGTACACCGGAACTTAGTACTACTATTAACAACAACTACAAAAAAGAATTTGCTATCTTAAACGGTAATGATCCAGAAAACTATTTTAGTCATATGGACAATTGGAAAAATGACGGTAAAAAGAAAGTACAGTATGTACTGGATCATGCTGATACTATAAAAGATATACACTTAAATGGCGGTGAACCATGGTTAGCTGAAGAAACATATGAATTATTGGATGCTCTTCTAAAACGTGGACTACACAAGAAAATATTCATATGGAGTCATACAAACGGTAGTATTACAAAAAGCTACAAAGGTGTTGATATTATTTCAGAATACTTAGTACATTGGGGCGATAACGCCAAAGTTATAATGAGTAGTGATGGCCACGGAGAAAAGGGTGAATATATTCGTTGGGGATATAAAGACAATAAATGGTTAGAAACCTATAATAAAGTCCGTGATGCAGGTTTAGTACTCAATATACAAACATGTTGGAATGTATATAATGCTCTTACAATAGATGAATTAGGCGAATGGTATATAGATAATTGCCCACCAGACGATAATGAAAATAGACTTAAAATTGTTGATGGTAGTTTAACTATATGGAATAACTTAACAACATCACCCGACATGCTTTTATACATTCCTGAATTGGCAGAGAAGGCAAAGGATGCCGCCGAAAGATCATTGAAATCAGGTAAACATCCATCATCATGGAAGTATACATTGCCTAGATGGATTGATTGGCTTAATAAAGATGACCCCGAACACACAACTAATACAAAAAATCTTAAATCTTGGTATGATGGTACAGTATTAATAGATAATAAACGTAGAACAGATTTGTGTAAAACATTCCCTGAATTAACTCCGCTTTATGATAAAGCAAAGTCTATTTAAATTGCTCACCAAATGGATCAAATTCACTTCCACATTTCATAGAACATACACCCAGTTTACCATCTGATAAGCTGGGTTTATTCCAACTGTCTACGATACCATCAAGTAATTTACCGTTCATTACTTCTTCTATAGAATTATCTAGTAAACTGATAGCATCTTTACCTCCAGATGCATCAATATGATCCCAAATTTGTTCTACACGATAGTCTTTATGCCACCACTTGTACATACGCCCAGCAGTCCAACAACAAGGCATCAGTAAGCCTTCCGCAGTGACAAAGATTTCTTTCTTTTCAATTGCTTTACAATTTATACTACACTTATCATAGTAATCACGCATACTGCCGTATGACTTTTCTATTTCTTTTTGTTTTAGAAGTGCTAGATTCTGATTTTCTTCGCTAGTAGGTTTTTTGATTTCAGTAGTTTTTTCACCTTTACGATTTTGTGCTTGATGTGAATCTTTTTGTGTTTCACCACTTGCTACAATAAATCTACCAGACTTTTTCTTTTGAAATCTTTCACATCCCCACTCATTAGCAAGTGCTTCAGCTTCTTCTACTTGATGTTCATTGTGAGCAAATATTATATAGTCCCATCTTGCTCTACCTCCGGCGTCTATGAACGCCTTCATGTTGCGTTCTACGTTAGGCCAGACAACATTCTGCCTGTATAGATGATTAGTGTCACTAAGACCATCCACGCTGAAAATAACAGTGCCCATTCTACCAAAGACTTGGGCAAGTTCACGCCACCACGTTTCATCTTTTGCTCCCGCATTTGTATTCATTGAGAGCCACATGTCTTTGTTGTGTTCTCTAAAGTATTTAAATATTTCAAGTGTATCTCTAGCAACAATAGGATCTCCTAAGTTGCCACACATATACATAGTATCTAATTGTTGAATAAATTCAACTGGAAAAATACGCTTACAATCTTCTAAACTTAGTTCAGCATTAGTGATGTGTTTATTATCAGGTCCGCCGTTTTCGTTACGGTCACACATAGGACATGCTGCTTGACAACGTTGTGTAACTTCTAAGTGTACCATTTTTATATCATCATAGTTATACATTATGTTAATACTTTCATTATATCATCTACTAAGTAATTATCAATTATATTCTTCTGACCGGTAATACCTAAATGACAACCATCATCTGTCCAATGGTTATCTAATATTCCTTCTTTTTTTACAGAAAAATCAAAAGTATCAAGTGTTTCACAATCATCATATCCAAACCATTCAAAGATTTTAAAAGGCACTTTACTTTTTTCTAATAACTTACGAGAATATAATAATAACGATAAATTAGATTGTACAGAATACCAATTTCCGATGTCTCCGACATGACATGACATATATTCTGAATATGTTTCTGTCACCCATTTAAGCAAATTATTATTGTTTTCAATCATGTGATATATCATTCCTGCATTTAGCCAAACACCGCCCAAATCTTTATCTATTTTTCCGAAAACATCTTCACCGTTATTTTTTCCTCTTAGTGTAAAGTAGTTTCTTTTAGTTCTATCATCTCCCCTAGTAAGATTTTCATCAATTATCATTCCAATATTAGATATTGCATACATAAACTTTTCAATATCTGTTATTAAACCAATTCTATTTGGTACAGTTGCTTGAAAAACTACATAATCTACTCTTTCGTGTTTTAGATGTTGTTCTATCATCATACACTGTGTAGGTACACTATTACAGAAAAAAGATGTATCATATATATTAAAATCTTTTAATCCTCTTTCTGTCAATGTATCATACAACAAATGACCAAATCTCAAGTCTAATATATTTGGATCTAGTTCATCGTCTGAATATACTCCTCTAATAAAACTACATCCAACGAGTAGTATATTTTTATTCATTACTTGTAACCTATTTTCATAAATCTCTTATATTGTGGTAATACTAATTCACCTTCGAATAGAGTTTCTTTCATTTTTACGCTTTTACTAAACTGCTTTAGTGTTTTAAAAGAATTTACATGTTCTTCAATATCTACAAAATTATTATTCTGAAGTATAATTAATTTTCCATCTGGTATATTATTATACCATTCATCAAAGTTTTCAATATGTTCACTACTTGTGTTAATTATAGTATCAGGATTGTCTTTAAGTTTTACAACAGCATCATTTGCAATCGTTTCATAATACATATTACCGATAGAACCGTCGCTAGGTGCTGGGTTTTTTGACCATTTGAATTTCATAATATCTAATGTACTTGCCTTAAAACGCCAATCTTCTAATAACCATTTCTTATTAAATGTCTCTGCTATGTTAGCACAAGTAGGATCAATATCAAAACTTCTTATCTTTTCAATCTTAATTCCGCTTTCAAATAACATTGTAGCAAGCGTACCATACCATCCTGCGCATAGGAATACTATTCCTAAATCTACATCTAATTTAGAAACTTCTTCAACTAACCACATCTTACTTTTTATCTGACCTCTACTCAAACAATCAGTATTGATTTCTATATCATTCAAATAAAAATATTTTAAAGCATCCACAAATTGTACGTCTTTATATCTTTTGATAATATCCCACAATTTGTTGGTATTATCTTCTAAAAGTAATTTACGCAAATCATGGTCTTCTAATAATCTAAAGACACTATGTAAGTTTTTTTCTAATACTGCTTTTCTTAAATCATCTGTTTTTCTATCATCAGTATCTACAAATCTAAAAATACTATGTACATTCTTATCACACACGCTGTTTTTTAAACCAGAATAATAGTCAGGTAATAATCTAAACAAACTATATAAATTGTCCTCTGCCACCGCCTTTTTTAAATCTTCTAGTTTATTATAATGTTTTTCTTCTTCTAATAGTCTGAAAATACTTCTTATATTTTTTTCAATAACTGCTTTTCTAAGTTCATCGAACTGCGCAGGTAATAGTCTAAAAATACTGTGTCTATTTTCTTCTACAACTGCTTTACGCAGGTCATCATAATCATCTGGAAGTAATCTAAAAATACTATGCAGATTTTCTTCAATAACAGCTTTGCGCAATTCGTCTGCATATAAGTTAGTTTTTTCTAATAGTTTGAATATACTAGACATATCTTTATCAATATATGCCCGTCTAAGTAGAGGAAATTCTTCTACTTCAGGATATAGTATTTCAAATCTATCTAATAATTCAAAAGTTTCTAACATTATTTGTATCCTATTTTCATAAAGTAATATTTTTTATCGACTTGTATAACACCAGTATATACTTCGTAGTTCATTTCAAACTTACGATTGAATGCTTGTGAGCTGGAGAATGGTCTTGGTACATCACCAGTTTCACCGACTACAACTACTCTGCGCATATCTGGTATCATATCCCACCATGCTTCATATTTTTCTAAGTAACTAATATTAGGATTGATCAAAGTTCCAGGTATTTCTTTGAATGGGTTAGATATAGTACCGTCTGGAAGAACAGTAGAGAATACATTTTCATCATAACCAATATTAAATATATCTTGTGTTGTTGCCTTAAATCTCCAATCTTGTAATAATTCATTTGACATCATTTCATCAGCCAAAAACTGTCCAGATCCGTGAATATCAAAAGAACGAATATTTTCAAACCTAAGTTTCGTGTCTAGCATCATGGCACCCAGTAACCCCATGCCGCCGCCTAATAGATACACAGTACCGATATACTTTTCTCCAAATGAATGGAACAAATGTTGAATAATCCATGTGTTAATTCTAGCACTTTCTTTTGTTAAGAAAGAACCCATATCGACATTGGGGAAGTGATAGATAATCTTTTTTAATCTATCCGAAAGATTATCTTTATCTTGTGGCGTATAATAAGTTAAAAAGTCCATAGCACTACGATAGTTACCTAATTGTTGAGCAACATTAACTTGTGAATACTGTTCTACCATTTCTTGGTAATTATAATGTTCTAAAAGCGGAGTACCGATAACTTCAGGAAAATTTTCTGCTATAGTTATTGTAGCTCCTGCTGCTGCACTCTCTGTTTCATCTTCTATAGTAAGCGTTGGATCTACTCCTACACTATCATATAGGTCTTGATTTGATTTGACTGATGTTTTTCTACGTCTGTTTTTATCAATCATTCTAATTTTTTTAACCATTGTTTTCTTCCTTGAACTTTGTTTTTAACCAATCAAAATCATTTATAAGATTTAATTTATCTTGTTGGTTGTGAAATTTCTCACCATATTGTTTTCCAGAGTTTGCTCCCAATAAAGCAAATTCGCCCATGTGTCTGTCTTTTCCCACAGTACACCAAGTATCTAATCTAGTATTATTTTCTTCTTCTACACTACGATTAATAATATTACTACTTAGCTTAACACATTCTCTAAAAGCACTCTTCCAAGTATTAAACGGATCAGTGTTAAATGTAGTATAGTTGGATACTGCATCCATAATTCTGAATTTATCTGATATTGACGTAGTAAAATCTATGTTCCAATGGGTTGCTTGACGTAACAATTTAGTTGGAAATAGTTTCACGCCGCCATAACCATATTCTAAATCATTGATCGGATTACGAGATTTCCAAACATGTACTGTTTCTCTATCCCATGGATCAGCATAATAATCAAATTCAAAATCCTCTACTATCTCAGCGTCTGCATCTACGACATAAAACATATCAGTTTCTACTATCTCAGATGCTACCTTGTGAGCATTAAAAATACCCTTAACACCACGAACTCTTTTTGCGTCTGGTTCCTTTTCTAAAAGTTTATGGTAATTTTCATCAGCAAAAGGTTCATTATAACTCAAATAAACAATATCATATTTTTTATCAACTGTAACATAATGAACATTACTTTTGTGTTCTTTGTAATGTCCTTTTTTAAAATACAAACTGTTATCAAAATCATCTAAGTCATAATTTTTGTGTATAAGTTTAACCCCAATAGACATTGAATAGTTATTTCTTAGATCCGTATACCAAACATGTGATAACTTATTATCCCAAACTTCAGGGATCATGTTCCAATTAAAATCATCGTTGACTTGTGTTTCAGGATCAATCACCCACATATATTCTGTATTACTCAACTTTTGTATTTTGGTCACTGCTTCTTTTATTTGATTGTTATCTGAAATTTTAACCATGCGAACATTAGGCATTTTTTCCCTAATACGTTTGTACTTTGAAAATTCTTCTTTGCAATAATCAAGTGTTATAAAAAAACAATCGTAAGCCATAATTATCCATATATCTTTAACGTATTATAACATATTAATCGTCACTTGTAAACACCGAAATACCATAATGTTTGGCAAAATCTTCAGCATCCTTTTCATCATTTACTATTGGTTGTCCCTTTATGTTTAATGATGTATTGACTAACATCGGACATCCTGTTTCTTTTTTGAACTTATATAGTAATTCATATAGCTCAGGATGTTGGTCATGTCTTACAGTCTGTACACGTGATGTTCCGTCTTTGTGAATGATAGCAGGTAATTCATCAGGATATTTACATTCAGCAACAAACTGCATATATGGGCTTTCTGTCACATTTTTTGGCATGTAAAAATAATCATTTACGTCTTCTTCTAAAATCATCGGTGCAAAAGGTCTAAACTTTTGTCTGCGTTTGATTTCATTCATACGGTCTTTAATATCATCACCACGTGGGTCTGCTGTTAATGTACGATTGCCTAGCGCACGTGGACCGAACTCTGCTCTTCCGTTTGCTATACCAACAATCTCACCACGTAATAATGCTGCTAATGCTTTCTCTACTGGATATGATCCTTTAATCTCATGTCCTAAATAAGGTGTTTCCCAATGAATACGATTATTAAAATATTTTTGTGTAGCGCCGATACAAGAACCTGCATCACCTGGGTTAGGCATGATCCATATATTTCTAAATGCTGCTGTGATTTTAGAGTTAGCACTACAGTTTAGCGCACAGCCTCCCATAATTATTATGTTTGTACTAAGAGACATATTTCTAGCTGTATATACAATACGCTCCAACATATGTTCATACACCAATTGAGTTGCGGCAGCTATATCAAACAAGTCTTGTTCTTCTTGTAGTTCTTCTAAAAACCAACGACAACCTCTATGTAGATTTTCTTTAAATGATATTAATTTGAATACTTCTCCGCTGCGGTCTTCTAACTTAATACCAAAATCATCCATTAAATGTTGTACTAAAGTTTTTCCATTATGTCTGCGATACGGATCACCATACGCTGCCATACCCATAAGAATGTATTCGTCTTCTTGTGGCTTTAGTCCTAGTCGCTGTGTCATAGCTGAATAGAAAAGACCTACACTGTTAGGATAATCCTGAGAATATAGTTTTTCCAGTTTGTCTCCTCGACCACGCCAGATACTAAGAGTTTCAAATTCACCTATAGAATCAATAACAACGACAGCCGCTTCCGCAAGTTTACTTGTGTAATAACCAGAGGCAGCATGTGTGTAATGATGCGATTGATATTCAATTTTGATACCTGCTAACTGTGGGAACTTTTTCTTAATATAACGCTTGGGCATTTCGTCCCAATCAAATACAAAATCCCATTGTTGTGCTGTTGCTTGTCTAAATTTCTTTAGTAGAGGTTTTTCATACCAAGCAATAACATCTGGTTTACCATACGATAACGCAGCATTTATAATCGCATCATTTAGCAGTGGATCGTTTTTAATCTTACTGTAGCGTTCACTATGTGAAGCATATAATATGCGACCATCTTCAACAACTGATACTGCCGCATCGTGGTTTAACGCACCGCTAATTCCCATAACTCTCATAGGTAACTCCTATTTGTAAATGAAAGGATCTCTCTTACGAAGTTCTTCCATTTTCTTCTTTAGCTGCTTTTTTCTTTTATACTCGACAAAAGGCCAAGTTATGATTTCCCAAAGTGTTTTCATTATCCGTTTCCTGATCTTGTTCTTTCTATATCATCAAATAATATTTTTGCCCAACCATTATGTGCTTCTTTGTTTGGATGCATATACCTTTCGTCGCCCTCTTTATCATAGTATAACTCATTATCATACATATATGTAAAGAATGTTTGTTGTTCATATAATCTAGTCATATCTATTTGCGCCATAACATTTGTCATTTCTGTTTGCTCACAAATTTCTGAAAAGATTGTAGGATCAATCAAGTTAGGTGTAAGATTTAGTGAATTAAAAATTACATATTCTAAATCAGCATTCTTAAAAAAGTTTTGAAGTGTTAAAACATTTATAAGATATTGATGGAAGTCATATGTTGGACTCCAAAAATGCTTCATGTATAAAGAATTTAACAATGCCAATTCTTTATTAGTTTCTTCTTCGAGTCTAATGTTACCATGATATTCCGGTGACGGTATATTATGAACTAGTAGATTTTTATCTTCTATAAAATGCTCTCTTCTGCTAGGAGCAGTCATACCTATAGCACAAAAAGGCTTCTTACCTTCTTGTAGAAAATCACTCACAGTTTTAATTGTTGTTCTTACAATATATGTATTAGAAACGCCTCTGTCTGCTTCTGTGACAGTTTCATCTCTATCAAACCCTAACATCTCTGCTAGTTCATAAGGCCATGCAGTTTCTTTATCTGCTAGTCCAGTTCCATATGTAAAGCTACATCCATTTGCGTATAACATTCAAGTATCCTTTTTAACTTCGTACTTATTTATCTTTAAAAACTTGACATATCCACGAATCATGCTATATTAATTATGTAATCAAAGAGAAGGACTTAGTTATGCAAGCAGTAGAACATAAAACATATGAAGCATATGTAGCGTACAATACAGCACGTGGTTACGGTTATATTCCCGAAAACTTATACAATGCCATTAAAGAGCAAGAGTTAAGCACATTCAATCAGTTCTATAACGATATGATCTGGACTGCTACTGAGCCTGCTAACAAGAACAAAGACGGTACTATTAACTGGAACTTTGTTGATAGCGATATGTACATGAAATGGGGAGTGTTGCTTGACGGTGAACTGTATACTGAATACTTTGAAAAAGCTGCAGACATTATAGAAGGTAAATAAACATGAAAAAATTCGTAGCATTAAGTTTATTAAGTCTTAGTGTATTAGGTTGTTCGCCTGATACTTCTACCATACAACAAGAAAAGCCAACAGGTGTTAATCAAAATATAGGACAAATACTTATGGCAGATAGCAAGTATGGCAACATATTTGTTGAGAGAAATGTTGCCAAAAGTAAAGCATTTAAAATGGTAGAACATCAGGGTGAAATTGCTGCTAGAATACATCTTAGTACCTCTATGGGAGGTGCACGTGATGATTGGTATCGTAATGGTGTAGGCGGTTTTGGACAACGTTTTGAATATGGACAACGAAAAGAAACGGCACAGCGTTTTAATAAAGAGATTTGGACACGAATTGTTTTTTGGTTACCCAAAGGTACTGTAGCAGACGCACCTGCTACAATCTTTGATTTAAAAGAAATACGAAATAATCAAACATTCGGTCCCCTATTAAATCTTTCAGTTCGAGGTGAAGGTCTTACTATAAAACATCAGTTTAAAGAAAATGACTGTATTATTGGACGTGACGGTGACGGCGAGAATTCATTCTGTGATAAGACAGATACAATGGTATTCTTGGGTGGAACACAGCGTTATACTGGACGTTGGGTAGAATATGTAAGCCGTGCTGTTTGGTCAAATGATACTAATGGTGTATACGATGCTTGGATAGATGGTAGAAAGGTTATCGGTTATCGTGGCAATACATCATTTGGTGCTGATAGAATTGCATTTAAGTTTGGTCTATATCGTATTCGTATGAATGAATTTAATACCGTAAGAGACCTAGAAATATACTTTAGCAAAGTAGGCACAGCAGGTACATGTGAAACATTAGAAATAACAAACTGTGACTCATTATATAGAACTCAAAATGTAATGGGATACCCATCAGCTACTAAAGTTTTTGAATTCGAAATGAACCAAAAAACAGATTTCATTAACAGTGGCGGGCGTGTATTAAAACGGTTTTAAAACTTGACAGATCCTGCGAATCACTATATATTATATATGTAATTGAGAGAAAGGTGACAATATGTTTCGTATCCCAGCTTTTAACAAATTTGATATGACTTTTGAAGAAGCAAAAGTGACTATGACACATTATGGTCGTGGCGACTTGCTTGAAGGCATGATGGCTATGGATCGTGTTTGGGAAGAACACTGCGCAAGTTATGGCAGTGACAATGCTCGTTTTGATAGTGACAGTGACTTCTACGAATGGTATGAAGCAGAAGTGAATGCTTACAACAAAGTGTTCGAAACAATGAAACCTTTATTCGCATAAGGAGAGAGATATGCAGACAATTTATCGGGATTCACCAAACGGAAACGCTTTCTACATCTTAGGTGTAGCAGTTCAGTTGATGAAAGATTTAGGTTATGCTTCGCAAGATGCCGAAGCTGTGCTTGACGAAATGAAGTCAGGTGACTATGAGGATCTTGTTTCTGTTTTTAATCAAACATTCTGTGACTATGCGGAGGTAGTGTAATGAATATAGACTTTAATAAAATTGATAATGTAGAAGTAGCATGTATTGACATGGCAGACTATCCTGACTTCTGCGATGCGTATATCGAAAGCTGTGACATTGATGGTGTTCCTGCTACTGAGGAAGAACTAGATGCTATCAATGATAATGGTGACTTTGTTGCTGAGTGTGTATGGGATGCAATCTACTAAAACTTGACAAGATAGCGAATCGTGCTATATTAATAGAGTAATCACAGAGAGGACTTAAACATGATTAATGCTCGTTCATTTGCTGATGAAACTTTAAAACTAAAACCATCAGTTTTCTACGATAATCCTGTTACTAAAACTGAGTTACTTGCGCTTGCTATCGTTGCTCAAAAGATTAACGGTGAGTATATCAAACGTGGCGGCCATTCGGACTTCATAGAAGATGAAGACGGAAACAGTCAATATGTATTAGTCAAGCAAAGTAACCGCTTTGTTATGGAAACCATCCAACAGTTAGACGGCGATGCTCTTTCTACTGATGTTATGATAGAAGCTGAAGAAATGATGAAGAATCTAGAACTTGACTACATGTTCAAAGTTTTAGGAGATCAATTGAATGACTTTGAAACAAGCATTCAGCAGTTTCTTTCCGATGATGAAGAACTTTCTCCTCGCCATCATATTGGTGTTGTTGCTTACATCCCAGCATATGTTGAGCGTGAAGAAACACAGAAGCGTTTGGCAGAACGTTCAGTTGGTTCTGAGCATATCGGTTCTAAAGGTGATACTGTGTCTACTGAAATTGAAATTATTTCTAAGCGTCCAGCAACAGCATGGGCAGGATATAATATTAATGCTATTACGACTGATGGTAATCGTGTTTCATTCTTTACTACAAAAGATTATATAGCAAATAAAAAAGGTTCTTTTAAAATTACAGGAAAAGTAAAAGATTTGGGACGTGTTTGGAACAATGAGACAATCAAAGAGACTCGACTGAACTACGTTAAGATTGTCTAAGAAAGTTATTATACATGTGTTCTCCTACTTTTTTATGAAATATAGGGCTAGGATGGCTGATAAATTTCTTATAAAAGTTTTGTTGAAAATTTTCTGGACTGTGAACGTGTTCATTAAAGATTAAATCACTATCTAAAATATCAAGGGATTTACTTATATCAGCTGGCTGTAAATCCCTTGCAAAACCATATGTATGTGTAGTTATTTTTGGTAAATCTAAAAACCATGGTTCTTCAAAATAATATTTTATGTTATATTCTTTACAGATATCTAATATACTATTCTTATAAAAATCGTATCTCAATATTTCATCATAAAAAAACTTTTCTATTTGTTTAAGAGTATAACCGTGTTCCATTTCTTTGAACCTCTCTACACCCATATTTTTGTTTCTGTTTTTTAAATCATCTAATATAGTCAACATTAAGGGCCTGTAAAAAGTATTACCTTCAAATGTTCTTTTCTGTTCTGCTCTACCTTCAAAAAAACCAAGCATTATAATATGGCTAGGAGGATGTTCTACAAACTTTACCCAATTCAAAAAAATTCTATAGGCTGTGTTTATACCAGTACCACTAAGTCCATAGTTGATAATTTTTTGATCTGTGAAATTTTGTAGAATACTGGTCCATCTTCGACTCTCTGGGACTCCTATCCCTTCAGTATAGCTACAACCAAAACACCAGATTTCATTTTTAGTATTTTTATCAGTATAGTTGTGTTTGCTTCTAAAATCGTAATTGTTATATTTGTACGTCCAATTACAGAATTCTTCTATAGTATAATCATCTATACCAATGGTAAAAAGTTTACTTAATAGTTCTGGTTGTGATTTACTATATTTTTTTACTATTTCGACGGTTCTATCTTCAGCACAATTGTCATTGCCAAACTTTCCATGGTCAGTAAATTCTTCTACTAACTTACTTTTTATTTCTCTACCGTAAGATGGATAAATTCCACGCCCATATAATTCTATCATAGGATTATTTATAATGACTATACAATGCCTGTGCTAATTCAAACTCTTCCAATTCATCAATATCGATAGCTTCGAATTGATTCATATTAAAATATTCGAACTCCATTGGTATCATGTATTTTGCTTCTCTTAAATCTTTCATCTTACAGACTGTACCTGCATATGGAAACATATATACTGGATCTATTCCTTGACTGTATGGATGCCAAAGACCGAATGTAAAATTAATAGGTCTTTTATTAACATCCAAATAATAATGTGAACTATTGTGTACAGCAATATGGTTCTTTCCTGTATTCTTATATACATTATATAATTCATCATATCTTTTAAACAGAGGACAACAAACAAATGTATAAATTACATCTTGGTCATCTTCAACTGGTACACCGTTATATATCTGTTCTAATACATATGTAAATCTAGTTACATTGTTACAATATTCAGAATCACGTTGAACATACGTGACATTTTCTGTATTAGATACTTCTGTATCATCTGTGCTAATATAAACGTGTTCTGCTCCGGCTGCAAACAATTGTTCTAGTTTTACATCTACAAGAGATTTACCATCGTAAAACTCCATATGATGTTTACCGGGTAATCTTTCACTACTCTTTTTATAATTAGTTACACCTACAAATCCCATATTATACCTTTCTTAAATGAAACATTCTTTCTTTCCGTAAATGAATGCTTGTTTTATTAAATCTGAATCGTTTGTTACTTTAAATGTTAAATCTGTTGTCATCCTTGGTAATCGTACGGTTACACTTTCACATGTATCTGGAAAGTTATCATTACAATATTTTAAAAATTTCACAGCATCAAACTTTGGGTATTCTACATAACCTCTATCATCAGGTTTTTCCCAAGATGAATGATAACTGTAAAGATGTAAATGTTTTATTCTTCCTGCTATTCTTTCTATGAAGCCAAGAAGATTTCCTTCATATGATTTTTCTAAATCTTCTAAAGTTGAAATATACTTGTTTACTTTTAATATGTTAACAGGGATTTCAATTCTACTTTCATCTTTAGGTTTCATTAAGATTATACGCAGAGGCTTATCGATTATTTGATGAGATTGGCTTATTGTACTTCCTGGATGAATTGTATTTCTATGAACGTTGCTTAATACAGGAGGCGACTTAACATCTCCTTCTATCAAATCACTACATAATACTAGCATACGATAGAATCTTGCGAATAGATTATCAAAGTCTGCTTCATCGTTTTTGTCTATAAGCTGTAAGTCTTTTAAAAAATCTAGACCTTTTAAAACGCCACTACCATATGGTATACTATGATATTTTTCTGAAAGGTTGCCATCTAACCACAGTTGACTCATGTTATGTTCCCTTGTGTCTATAAAACAATCTATCAAACTAAATTCTTTTAATACGTCTTTCCAATCTTCGTATGTTGGTTGTGCTATCGTACGCCATGAGTGAGATGGATGAGTCAATAACGCATAGTTTACATCATCATCTCTATTATCTAAAAATATCTTTTTAAATAATTCATGTTCATTCATTTATAAATTCAACTCCATCGAACTCTGATACGTTTCCTGTTAGTTCAAAATACTGTTTATCAAAAGACATATCTTCTCTTTTTAGTTCATGTTCTTCTACTGACCTGTCTTCGTTTTGTGCTACATGCTCAAATTCATACCAGCATTTAAAGCTATAGTCGCCGTTGTCATCAACTTCCCACTCTGCTTCGCCTGATAGCATAGTGGCAAGGCTCACACCAAACTCCTGCATATCTAGTTCCGGATCCCAAGTCATTTTAAATTTATGTCCACTGAACGCTTGATACATAATCCACATATGTGGTAAGTTTTCATTTGCCAATGTAGCAGCTAAATTATTTTGGGCGGTATCACCACTAAAAATATTAAAATTTTGATTTGAACGTTGTGGTATGTAATCCTTATATTCTCCGGGATTATTCTGTTCAAATTCTACAAATTTACTCATTCCCGGACGACTCTGAGAATTAATTATAGTTCCTTCTGCTTCGTTGATACACATAGACAACCATTGATTCATGTACTTCAATCGTAATGCCCTATGTAGAATAGTATTCTCATAATTTTCTGTATACCAATTACTCATAAACTTATTATCCCATGGAGTTTCACTCCATTGAATTTTATAGTTTTTCCAGTTCTTGTTCATATCACTCAGTGGAGCATCACCGCATGTCATGCCCGGCGAGATAACCGTGGCCCAATTTCGTATATTATACAAAACGTGTAAACTATGACACCATTCAGCAGGTCCTTCAGTTGGGAATCCGACGACCCAGTTAATATGATTTTCTATTCCTGCTATTTTAGCATCACGTAAGTTGTCTTCTATTTCCCAAACTTTAATTTTCTTTTTCATATCAAGTAGAACCTTTTCACTTCCACTTTCAACTCCAAAACTTAACAAGCTACAACCACTCGCTTTGATTTTATGAAAGAATTCTAAATCCATACGTCCATCACATCTAGCATAGCTATTCCATCTGATGTCCATACTACGTTCAATTATCTGATCTACTAAATCTCTAAACGCTTTTATATTACCATTTACTAAACTATCAACAAACCAAAATCGTCTTGTACCATAAGTATCAATCTGATGCTGCATTTCATCTATAACATTTGTACTTTCACGGGATCTAAACTTCCAAAAGTGTGTCTCGGAACAGAAACTACATAGAGCAATACAACCTCTACTAGTTTCAATACTAACACCGCCTTGGTGAGAATATAGAGACAAATCATAATCTGAATAATCTGGAAAAGGCATTTGGTTTAAATCAAGTCTGCTATTTGCTCCTCCGAAAACATGAGGACCATCTTCTTTTGAATATTCACTATAGTTTTCCAAGTAACCCAATAACATTTCTTCGCCTTCACCTATAATTCTAACATCATAGTTTTCTATTATATCTGCCAAAGGATATGGATGTCTTTTATGAGGATTGGGTTCTTCATAATCATCTAACCAGTCTTGGAACGCTTCTGGGCCACCTATTAATATTGTGATATCGGGCGCAAGACGCTTTAATTCTTTTATCATATACGCACTAGGAACAGTATTTGTAGCATACAAACTGAAGCCAACAAATCTAGCACCATCGTTAATAATACGCTGTACTGTTTCGTCTAATAGTGGAGTTAACGCAGGTTTTATTTTAGTATCATAGTTTGGAACAATCCAATGATCCCAGTATATTGCGTCCCATGGATCATAATCTAACTTATCTTTAAGATAATGATAAGATTCAATATTAGTATCATATACTGTTACTTCATAACCATTTTCTCTCAGCAATGATGATATACGTGCTGCGTTATATGGAGGAAATATAATACCCCAACTAGGACAAACAACAAAAGATATTTTATCATTTTTTCTAGGAGGATTTAAACTAGACCAATACTCATATCCAGTATCCTCTCTTTGACTCCAATATGTATAATTTTTAGAAACAGAAGAAACAGGATCTGTTCCTAAATGACTGTTGGCATGACGCATTTCTTCTTCATGCTGAATAACAGTTAGAACAATTTGATCTCTGTCTTCGCTTTTAAAATCATACTTTGGTTTTGACTTTTTTTGAGAGGTCAGCGAGTTTTGTTCTTTGCTTTCGTTTCTCTGCGTCATTCATTCTTCCTATTGCTGCCGCTAAATCTGGTAGACTTTCTTTCCAGTCTTCTTTTCTTATTTTATCAAGTCTAATTGTGTCTCTTTTAAAT